GCTTAACAGCAAATCCCCAAAGAGCTTTCTCTTCAGTGGTATTATTTACTTTAGCAGCTACCCTAAAATTGTGTAGAGGGTCATTGTTTCTTCTATACTCTTTACCCTTTACAACTAATGTTTGTTGTACTTTTTGTACACGCTGTTGTACAAGAATATCAAATTCTTGTGCAGTCATAAAAGACTTGGTCTTTCCTTCCATATAATTTGTATAAAGAAAACTTAGGGGAGATTAACTCCCCATAGGTTTCCAAGTGTTAAAAAATTCTTCTTCTTGATTAGGAGGAAGATCATATTCCCAAGAACCAAGTAAGAAATCTTGTTCTTCTAACTGAGTATCAAAAGTTGATTTGATTAGAGAAATAAACCTTTGTTTAGCATGTACTATTTTCATTAATACTTGCCTTGACTCAAGTTTGCTTTCTTCAGCAAAATAACTTGTAATCTCTTTTTTTGTATACATCTTACTATACTTACCTAATAAGAATTTCTCATAGACATCCCCCATTACAGGGGGATAAGCTAACACAATCATGTGTTTTCTACTATGAGCTTCCATTATTGCATCATAAGAATAATCAGTAACAAAATACTCTTGATGTTTTACCCAATCTATAAAGTTTTGGAATAATTCAGGTCTCACAAGTTTGTCCACAAGAATAAAAATATTCTTTTGTCCTTCTAAATGAGTGCCTTCTAACAAAGTATCGTGTATACCAAAAGCCAACTTAAAAACTAGATTTAATTTAGTCTTAAGAGTGGGTCCATAGAAACCAAGACCAGGAACTAAGTATTTAACAGTTCTGTTAATATAAAGTTTCCCAATCTGAATATCCATGCCTTCTTTTGCAACATTAGATAATACCATCCCAATCAAGTTTTAATGGAGTTAAACCTGTTTCTTGAATTTCTCTTTCTTCTGTAAAACCATTTTCACAATGATACATATACATTTCTAAGAGTTGTTCAAAGCCTTTAATTTCATATTGTAGAATAGCACTAGCTTCAAGATGTTCTTGAAACATAGTTGACTCATGTAAAGATATAGCTTTTCTACCATACCTTCCTATATTTAGGAGAGACTTATCAACAACAAAATTTAAAGGTTTTCCTTGATATGAAGTAGATTCTACTACAAATTGGAAAGGTTTAATTGCATCAGAACCATCAGGAACTGCAAAATGTTTTTGTAGAGCAAGACTATACCAAGCAGCTTGGATGTCATATCTTCTTGCTCTAACACTACTAGGGAAATAAAATGTATTTCCATTCATAGTTTTCAAATCTGCACCAAGGATAGATAGAATCTTTCCTTCTTCATCTCTTTCAACAAACACCATATCTAACAATGCTTTACAATCTACTCCTCTATACTCAAAGTAAATAGGAAATTGATAATACATTGTATAAAGAGGCATATCTGAATAAAATTCTCTGTCAAAGAAACTAGCTGTTCTTGGATTAGTTTGTAAAGAATGTACAATACTTTTGATGGTGTTGTTCTGAGTTTGACTAATAATAGTCTTACCAAAACCTAAACACATATCTAAGAAATAACTAGAACTAGGTTCTACAATATTCTTTAGTTTAGCATCAGCACCCCATCTAGGTTGCCATCCTGTTTTTTCACATGCATCTAGAATATAACTACTCCACTCTCCAAGCTCTCCTACAAACTCATGAAATGGGGTAACAGAGACAGATTCCTGCTGTCCTGTAATTACTTCTAAATGTTCAGCATAGTCCTGCAATAGATCTTCATAGACTAACTTTAGAATTTCTATTACTGCATCAGAAGGTAGTTTTTCTACACTTGAGATATAATAGTCCTCGTTAAAGGCTTCTATTGAATTAGTCAATATACAATCTACTGCAGAACCTATCATAAAGTGTTCTGCTGAAGAGTCAAATTCTTTGTGAAAAGAACCTAGATCTCCTAGTAATAATTTTAATTTTGATTGCCCTAAGGCATCAGATTCATAGTACTCTTGTACTTCTTCTTTTGTTGCTACAATTACGGACATGTTACATATTGTTTTAAGATTACTTCACTTTTAAAATGGTCAAGTGTCATACCTATAATAGTTTTAAACTCAGAATTTAGATCAAATTTAAAGTCTTTCATCATTGAATACTCTAAACTAGGACTTTTACTTCTAAATAAATCAAACTGTATCATAGACATATACACTATTTCCATCTCTGGAGTCCTTCTGGATCCAGGTTTACCTTGCTTGTAATGAATTAGCAAACAAGGTTTTTTATGAACTTCATCTTCAAGGGGAAACATGCCTGCAATAGAGGTAGCCATCATAAATAATTCCTTCCCAGGATTCATATTCTGTTGGACACCAGCCTTGATTTGTAGATTAAAAGGAATATACATCAAGTCTATTTTAGCATTGTCATGCTTTTTGCTTACAAATCTAGAGGTCTCACAGAAATTAAACCCTAGTTCCCTAAAGAATTTGGCATAATATCTTTCTGCAGTGCTCCCCTTTCTTTTGTTTGTTGCTCCAACTCCCATATAAGATTTTTAAGGATTAATAATAAAAAACTTAAATACCTTAAGAACTACTCTGTGTCATCAATAAGCTGTATAACTGATTGCCATGTTGAAACTGTATGGGCAGTTTCTTCATCTCTAAGCATTTCTTCAATTTCTACTGCATGTTCTGTATCTCCCCAATGAAACTCTTCTCCATAGTTTTCATCATCATCAAAAGATTCCTCTTCATCAGAAGATTCTTCAAGTGGGTCATATTGGGCAGCTTCAGCAGCTAATTCTTCTAGTTCTGTCATTTGTCTAGGTGGCATAGTTAATCCTGTACTAGTATAAGTAGTATCTGTAGTAATACTTGTAAAGTGACCACTTGTTGTACCTGTACTTGTAGTAAGATTACTACCAATACTAAGACTAAGATTAGAACCAGAATGAATTGTGTTTTCAGCTTCTCTTTGAATAGAATCAACAATTAAATCTCTCATTTCATTATCAAATAAGAGAGCTTCTTCTTCTACAGAAAGTTCTTCTCTATGGATAGTTACTGGTGCAAATTCTTGCTCAATGAAGTTGTCCTCCCCATTATTGTGTAAGAAATTTGGCAGTACTTGTTCCATATAGGCTTCTAATTGTGTCAATGACTTTGTCTTCTTGACTTCAAATAATCTTGCAAAGGTATTCTTTTCTATTTCTAGGGAAGACAGTACTCTGACTTCTATACCTTTTTCATAACAAGATTGTAATATTTCTTTTTGAAGTCTCCTGTTTAAAGGAGTTAGACCAGGGTCAGTGAAAAAAGAAGTGGAGTAAAATAAAACGTAATTGGTGTAGGAGAAATTTGCATGATACCCTGTATCAGAGAATTTAGGTATTTCTGCATTCATATAGGCTTCTTTCTTCATAGTACATACCATTAATGGTGTACCATTTTCTGATAGAAAGAGACCTTTTGATATAAAATAGTTTCTGTTATTGATATTAATTCTTCTAGTACTATTACCCATTTCAAAACCATCTTTAATATTCTTAAGAGTGTTTGGTTTATAGTTAGCATCTTGTAAACTAGGTTTATTATAATATCTAAGTCCATCTCCTAGTGTATACTCTTTATTAAAAGTATTAATAGGAATGTACTCATTAGCAGCAACAGCAGTTATATCAAATAGAGAACGAGTAAAGACTCCTATAGTGGAATAAGTCAATCTCATAACTCTGATTGTGTGAAGTTCATAGGAACTACAAACTCATAATAGAATGGGACTTCTCTGAGAGTCTCACCCAAATAAACATTGGTAATATGATTGGTAAAGAAAGCTGACATAAGAGAGCCTATCATAGCAGCAGTATGAGAAGTTTGCTTCATTGTACATGGAGCTTCTTCTACAGCACTGTCATGGAAAAGATGTTCTCTTTCATACTTATCAGCATTTTCAGGAGTAACACAAAATATCTGTAATTGCTCTATCTCTAGTCTACCATCTATGAATATAGCTGTAACTCCATCAGGGCAACTTCCCCAAGACTGTTTCCAGTTCATAAACAAAGTTCTTCTAGCTTCCATATTGTCAAAAGCAGAAAAACTATAGTAATGATGAGGTGTATTACTAGTAATCCTTTCATTAAAAGTAGAAACTCTGTCTCCACAAAAAGTCTGTACTATTCTATAAATTGCTGTTACTTTAGGACTACCAATATCTGATTGTTGAAATAACTGACCACCTAAGTTATGGTCTTCAACAGTGTCAAAATCATAAACATTGACTTTGAAACCTATCTTAGTTAAGAAAAAACATAACCAAGAACCTATACCACCAGCTCCACCTACTAAACAAATTTCATTGTTTCTAGGAAACCATGGGGCATCTTTAAATCTACTTTGCTGACTTGTATCCCTTTGTCTCATGTGATATAAAATTATTAATCATTGATGTAATTGTTTTAATGGTCAATTTGATTTCAGGATACATCATTACTATATCTTCTAGTAAATCTAGAGTTTCATGAGTGTATTCTACAAAATCAGTTGCTGAAGCATTAGGAAAATGTGTAGCAAAAGTTTTAGCATAGTCTGTAATTACACTTTTAGCTATCTCTTGAGGAGATAAATCATACTCTGCTAAAAGATCAAGAACTTCTTCTATATCTACTAATTCATCTGACTCTTGAGTACTGTAATTAAATAACTCTTTAGCAAAATTGTAAATAGATTGTGCTTTTAAGTCATACTCTGCCAAATCATCTATTGCTTGTTTACCAGGAGTGTAAGGAGAATCCCAATCATCAAAAAGACTTTTCTGATTATTAGTGTGAGCAGGTAAACTAGGTTTCTTCCAAGGCTCTTGAGGTTTGTTCCAAGGTTCTTGTCTGGGAAAAGTCTTTACAGGTTTAGGTATCATAATCTTAGCCACTTGATCTCTAAACTGTTCAGTAATTGAAAGTTCTTGTAAGTCACTATAAATCTGACAGTCAAAAATAAATAACTTTTGGCTATTAACTTGAAAGTCTTGTCTTTCAATGATATAATTATTACCTTCTACATTCTTAGCAGTATAAGGGACATCTTTAATATCTTTTTTAGCTTCTCCTATAAATGCAACTTTAGCTAAGAAATCCATAGCATTGTTTACAATCAAAGACAAGTAAAAATTGTGTGCTGGAGCATTATCATTTAGCTCTGCCATATCTGTACCTGAAAAGAATACAGCCATACTGTTATGACTATGGATATGACCAAGTTTCCAAGTGCATCTTTCTTCAAAATCTTCTTCAATAAAATCCATAAATCTTTCATCAAGATTGTATTCAGTATAGGCTTGAGAACCCATATCTAAAGGAAGGATTGTTTTTAAAGTAATTTTGAAAAATTCAGGTTTTTCAATACTACCTTCAGTAGTATAAAATAGAGCACCTGACCACTCTACTTTAGAAATTAATTTACAGAGATACTGTATCTGATGTAACACCTCTATAGGCATCACTACTGGTATGATAGAGTCTAGTTGCATTCTTGACAACTGCTTTCTCATAGATTCTTGACTCAAGTTTTCTAAGGACATTTTCTAAAAATTTAGGATAAACAATATAATCTTCAATTGAAATAGGAGTATTTTTTCTCCTATCTTCTCTAACTACCTTAGGGTAAAGTTTCCTCCCTCTAAAAATAGTGTATTCTTTTGGTACAGTGACTTTGTTAACTTGCTTTAAGACTTCTCCTTCTGCTTTCATCTGTAAATAATGATCAAAAGTATTAGGAGTTTTACTAACAATAATACTCTTAGCTACATTAAATGTGTAATGTTTTAAAACTATTTTTTTAATAAAGTTAGAAGCTCTTAAATTAGGATGAATTTTGTAAATACCATCAGAGATGTAAAAATCTACATCTAAAGGTATTTTTTCAGTTAGAATAGCTTGAACTATTCCTTCTTCATAATTAGGATTAGTATTAGTTACTCTACCAGAATTAGCATTTTTAATTACTTCCATTCTAATAAAAGGTACACCCTCTAAAGATTCCCAAGTAATCATACTATCTACACAAAATAAAAATAATTCATACCTATCCATATCCATCTCTACTTCAAATTCAGCTAGCATTCTACTTACATCAGTATCTCCTCCTACACAAAAATAGGAACAATAAAAAGGATTAGAACTCCAACCACTGTGACTTCCTAAATGACTTTGTTGATACCCTGAGGTAATCTCTAAATCAGTTTTAGAAAACCTACCACCCTCTAATTTCCAAGGATGCACAGAACCTCTAGTAAATTTAAAACTATGGTATACAAATAAATCTCTTATTTCATGACTTCTACCTTGACTATTAGTAATAGTAAATTTTGGATAAAGAACTTTAAAATAAGGAATAATCCTTTGTAAACCTGACTCATGATAAAAACCTAAATCAGCTTTCCCTTTATACTTTTCTTCAAATAAGTCTAATATCTTAAAGAAGTCGGATTTTACTTTCTGAATATCTGATGTAGGATCTGCTCCAGGAATAGCAATAAATTGCTTGTCAAATAGTTTTCCTAAAAACTTCTTATTCTTATGAGTACCTAGTAAACATGCATTGTTTAGAAACTTTTTAAGAGGATCTGTTGTATTATCTTTTATACTTCTTGACATAATAAAGAAATTAAAGGGCTTACATTACATAAGCCCTTAATTAATACTAGTAACCTAATTGTCTAGCTTCTCTAGCTAATTCATCTTCTTCAGATTGTCTAGCTTCAGGAGAAATTTCAAAACGAAGTTTACCTAAATGCTTAAGAGCTTTAAAATAAGAAGGATATTCTCCTAAAGAACTAATTAAAGTTAAAGCTTCTTCTACTCTTTCAATGTCTGTTAAATTAGCATTACTTGAGGCTTTTAAAGCATATTTTACTTCTTTAATTGTCTTGCAAGTTGTAGAAGTTTCAGAAGCAATGCCACCAATATACTTAGCAACTAGGTCTTGAACTACAGCAGTACTCAATTGAGTTACATTTTTACCATCAATAGTAAATTTAGCTTTATCTTGGGGATGATTTACTAAATAAACTTTGATAGCAGCAAAACATTCTTTTCTGTCTAAAGTACCAGACTTAGTTTGTTTTGGTCTTAAGAATAATCTAAAATCAGTTGCTGGCAATACAGCTAAATCGTTTACTAAGTCAGACTTGTTAATGTTTTCTGCTGCTAATAAAGAACTTAAATCAAATCCTTCTGCTCTTACAAGAGGTTGTAATTCTCCCCAAGTACTTACATTAGTCATGATTTTTTTCATTTGGCCACCTCTAGTAGCATAGATAGTTATTTCTCTTTGTGGAGTTTGTACATCACTCATGGTTTTAATTTTTAAAAATTATTTAATTCAGTTAATCCTTTCTTTTTAAGAAGGAGATTTACATGCTTAAGTTTAATATATATCCCTTTAAACACATAGTTGTAATCTACATTGAAAGGTATATGATGAATAGTTTCATCAGTATACTTCATCACATTAAATATAGTTTTAGCAGGTAGATTAGCTGTATAACTTTGTGATTTTGTTGTTGGCAAAAGCCAAATGCAAGGATTACTCCTAGCAATAAAATAGATAACCTTTTTAATGAAGGGTTCCCAATATTCACTATGGTCTGTGGTTGCCCCAAAAGTTAGGGACATTCTTAAGAAGAAAAGGCCTTCTTGTACTATAGGAGAAGCTTCTTCTCTAGCTATTAGCACAACCTTAATTTCTGATACAGGCATAGAAAAAACCCTGAAGACTTCATCAGCTTCAGGGTAATATTTTTCTTTGGGTAACAATTCATTTTTGAAGTAAAGGAAAGCATCTGTGTTAAATTCACTCAGAAGAGGTCTCCAAGAGTAATGAATATGCTTAAAATTCATTTTGTAAAATCTTTTAAGAATTGAGTAAATAATGATTTGTCTTTAGCAATACAGTCTGAAGGGTCTTTTATACCTACTTCTAGACTTCTTTCTGGAAGCCACAAATTCTTTGCCTTACCTGGAACAATATTATTAATATGAGTTTTAATTTTTTCAGAAGCTATAATACCAGGTTGATCATTATCAAACCATACAATGATATTAACAAAATTTTTAACCAACTGATTTAAGATTAAATCATTGGGCATCATACCTTCATTTTGAAACCAAATCACATTCTTGCCACTATTCTTCAGTACCCTATAATCTTTATAAGATTTAGTAATTATGAGTTCTTTACCATAAGGCATTAAGGAATTGATGCCACCTACATCATTCTTTGTGCAATTAGTTAAGAACCTTCTACTACCTTCTCTCATAGGAAAATAGACTTTCTTTCTAGATTCAGGAAAATCATTATAACTGTATGCAATATCTTTACAATCAATTATATGACTACCTGATTTAGTGTTCAAAGCAAATAACTTTTGTACAGGAAAGACCCTGTCTTCAACTAAATGTTTCTTTCTAATACCATATTGAGACCAAAATTTCACATCAGCAGAGGTATATTGCCTTGCTTCAATTAGGAGTTTAACTTTTTCTTTGACTACTTTGATACTGTCTTCTTTTTGTATAATAGGCTCTAAGCCTGTTTTACCTTGTATTAAGGTTTTATGGACATATTCTAAAGTCAAATAGAAATTAGGAAATTTAAAAAAGTCTTGAATTAGGTTGAAACAATCACTATGAGTTCTGCTATAAGCAAAATCAATAAAATAAAGAACTCCATTAGTATGGTAACTAAACCAACATCCTGGAGTTCTATCTTTTCTTAAAGGAGACACCACATAATCAAACTCTTGAGGAATAAAATTGAATACTAACTCAAATATCTGTTCCTGAGTGACTAAACTTAAAATGCTTTCCTTACTAATAAAACCTCTTCTATGCAAGTTATCTGAATTATATTGATATTGGCTCATATAAAAGAGGTTAGATTTTAATTAATTATTACCAAGTTCCATTAGGGTTACCTGCTATAGCAGGAGCTGCCATAGCTCCACCAGTGCTAGCAGTTTGACCTAATACTTGTTGAGTACCTTTGTTACCTGTCATGAAGTTAGCATCTCTTTCAAAAGGATGTTTCTGTCCATTAGAGTTTTCATAAGATAAAGCAGCATCTTCAGCTCTTTTCTCAACAAATACTCCAGGTTGTGCAGGAATAATAAAATAACCACCTTTCATGTTCTTTGGCAAAGTAGGATAGGTTTTGTCATTAAGACCACCATCTTGCTTTTTACCAAAGTTCCATTGATATTCTAAGAATAAGTCAAGTGGCTTTTTATCATACCCAATAGGTAATAAAGCACAAACTCTTGAAGCATAGTCAGCAAAGCTAACTGCAGGAGTAGTGAAAGCAGCTTTTAATCCGTCTTCAGTAACACCAACAGCTTTCAAATAATGAGTTACTGTAGCATTTTGCTGATTCATTAGAAGAGTAAAACTACTGATATATTCAGCAGAAGTTTTATCTGTAATCTCAGCATTGTTTTTATCAACAACTCTAGTTACAGGATTAATCCATTCTTTGTAGCTTCTATCTCCAACTTTTACTTCAATCTCAATAGCTTCTCTTGGCTCTTGACCAGCTTTAGCTACATTAGGACTGTAAGCAAATTTTGCTAAAGTTGCTACTCCAAAGTTACCACCAAATCTGGCTCCACTTTTTGTTTTTAATGATTCATCTGAATCTGATACGAATCCGTATCCAGGTAATTGTGACATATTTAGTCTTTTTAATTAATTAAACAAATTCTTAATTCCAGTCTGATGAAGATGGACCTTCAACTTGAGCTTCTTCCATTACAGCAACAGGCTCTACAACAGGTTCTGTTGTTGTAGTTTCTTCTTCTCCAGGAGGAAGAGGAGGTCTAACTACATCATTGATGTCTTCAGTATCATCCTCAAGCTCAATACCTATATATTGCTTTTTGGCTTTTCTGTTCTTCAATTTAGGGTGATCCCAAACCATTTTCTTCATTTCTAACTGAGTTCTACCATAGTGTTCAGCAATTTCTTTTCTGCTTTTACCTTGGTCTAACAAACCTAAGACATCACTAATAGTGATTCTTAAAACTTGTGGTGCTGATACAACAGCTTGCACATTTTCTTGTGACATAATGTATAAATTTAAAAATTAAAAATTAATTGTAACCTTTTTGTTGTTCTTCCCATTGTTCTTGCAACTGTCTTTCTTCTTCAGTTTCATTTAAACATCTTGGACAAAGATTTTGAGTAGGACTATTACTTTTTAGTAAAGCAATAGTTATTATTCCTATCATAGCACCAACAATAATGCCTAGCAGAATTAACAGATACCATTGAAGATTATCCATAGTATTCAGCAATTTTGTCAACAACATAACCTAAATCATTAGGAATAAATTGTTGGTCAAACATCCCAATAGGGGATTTAGCTGAAGAATACTGCTCATTCTCATTGGTTAAGAACTCTTTAACAGCTTTCTTTGCAGTAGCATCATATCTACTAATACCAATAAGAGTAACATCTACTTTACCCTCTACAGTCAAATACTCATCTACCATTTTACCTGTAGCTTTGTACTTCATATAGATTCTACCATCAGCACCAGGAACATTGTCCCCATGAGCCAAAATGATCACATTTTTACCTGCTGCATCTAGTTTTTCTATGGCATCAAAGATTTTACCCATAAAATAACCAATTTGCTTAGGTGCATCCCAACCCTTAGCCAAGGCATTAGCCATAAACCAATTCTGCATTACATAATTAGAGTCATCCCATACAATATTCTTGAAGGGACTAGCTACTAAATTTAAGAAGATAGCTTCTATATCTTTTGCATTATCAGTAATGATTCTTCTACCTGTTTTTAAGTCAGGCATTGTGGTAATTGGATATGCTGTTCCACTTCCTCTAAAAGGAAGAGGTTTTGAAGTAACTGATATTAAATAAGTTTCTTCAGGATTTAATCCTTTAATACCTAACTCAGGTATTTGTCCAATACTGGTGGACTTTCCAAACCCACTAGGGGCTAAAACCAAAATCTTTGGCATACTTTCTCTTTTAAATAGTTAAAGGTTCAAATTTCTTAACATCACCATACATGTTGACTCTAAAGTGTTGAGGACAAACACTGTGTCTAGATTCTACTAAATGTATAGTTCTCATAAATGGATACAAAAGAGATTTATCAGGTCTTCTAATAGGAGTTCCAAAGTGTTTAGTCAAGTTAAACTTGTCATCATTTGGATTAAACATTGTGAAGATATAATTACTATCCTCACTTAGATTACCTGTTTCTTTAATATCATCAGATTGTGGAAACAATCTGTCATCATCATACTGCCTTCTTCCAATATCACTCAGTGCTCTATTAAGGTGGATAATATGCACAAATGTGAAATTACAAGTGTTTCTAAACTCTACAGCATATTCTGAGAATTTATCTACAGTTTCTTTCATCTTAAATCCTCTTTCAGGTAATAGCTTTCTTAAGTGGTCAGTAATGATAATAACATACTTAGCAGGATTATTAGGTTTATAACCAATCATTCTTTGAAAGGTTACCCCATCCTTAACAGTAGTTCTATACAAAAATTCACCATTTTCTCTAGCATAACCTAAAAGATAATTTCTGATTCCAGTAGGATTGTCTTTGATTTCCAAAAACTTAATAATCCCTTTAGAAACTTTCTCTCCCTTATCATTATACTCACCAAATAAAGGAACTATTCTGTTTCTGTAAATGACTTTAATCTTAGAGATTAAATCTTCAGAAACTCTAATAATTTCTTTAGGAGCATCAGGAGTTGCAGTATCATATTCCAACTCGCCTTTTAAAAAGGCAGAGGATAAAGATACAACATTTTTCTCTTTATAAGTTTTTCCAGCAGGTAAAGTTATCAGATAAATGTTAAAATCCTTGTTGAGGAAATGTGCAACAAAATCAAATTCTTTACTTACTCTATCAATCTCAAAAGAGTTATAGATAAACTCAACATCAAGTAACTTACCATTAAGACTTTCATACTCTGTATTGAGAGCATTTCTAGTATCAGGGTCAGCCATTGTTTCAAGTTTAGTGGCAATTGCTTCCATAGAAGCATTAATTTTGGCATTATGGTCCAATACATAGACAGCAGGTTCTATACAAAAACCTACATCTACAAAAGTTGACTTCCCTCCCTTTGGGGCAGCTCCAACAGTGTAAATTCTTCCTCTTTGGATTCCATTAATTGCCTGTGAGATAGTCTTCAAACCTTCCCCCATAGGAAGGCCTTTATTACTACCTTTCTGACCTGCTTCAAAGGCTGCTCTAAAATTCATTATTGCATTCTTGAAGTTATGTCAACACTGTCATTGGTTGAGGTATCAGCAAGAGCTTCTCTATACTTTTCTACCCAACCTTCTAGTGCTGAAGTTCTATCTCTACCTACACCTTTACTTATAAAGTAATGAGATGAGATAAGATATTCTGCATTGCTAAGAGTTCTAAAATACATCTTAGTTGCTCCAATGACATCTTCTTTTCTTACATCAGGGTTATCAGCAAAAAATGCTTTCATCCTTGTAATACAATCTTTGTCTGGACCTTTTCTTTTTTTGTTAATGTTACCAAATTCTTGATTCCATTCTTTAACCCAATCCCACTTAGTATGACTGCCTTCCTCAAATAAAGGAATATGCCACATAACTTCTCTATTAGCATCAATGCCAAGAATGTTAGTAACATTCATTCTTTGAACTAAAAGAGGAGGAGTATAAGAAGGTCTACAATTAAAATATATTGAAAGAAGATATGCTATACCATCTTCAACAGGAATATTGTAAGTATCAAGTATTGCTCTAATCTGTATGTTTATTTTCATCTTTCTCAATTTTTTCAGTTATAAATTCAACTATTTCTTTGATTTCTTCTAGACTAAAAGTCTTATCGAAGACATTAATAACCATATGTTGTTGCACTGTACAAATAGCACCTGGATTAGTTGTTTTTTCAATAGTATCTATATCTACAGGTCTAATTTTACCTAAACCTAGATATTGATAATAAGTTAGTAATCTCATACAAATCTTTTTTTAAAGTTATCAATTCTTATATATTCTATCTTAGATTGATCTAAGTTTTCAGTAGCATTTTCTAACCATTTCTCATCTTGAGTTGATTCAGAAATTACTATGTACAAGTGGGCTTCATGTCCAGGCCTAAACCTAATCAATCTACCAATTCTTTGCACCAAATCTTTTTCTTTAGAGTTTAACTGACCTATAATGCCAGAGTCAATACCAGGAAAGTTATGTCCCTCATTGATTGCTTTTACACAAGATAACCTATTGATTCTCTCAGCTTTAAAGTCATCATAAGCTACACTAGTGGATTTAGAATGATAGAATGTAGGACATACTACTTCAGCTTGTTCTATATTACCACAAAAGATGATAGTTCTATCTGTTTTACTGATTACTTTATCAAGTAAAAACTTAATTACTGCAGTTTTAGAAGGAATCTTGTATATAAACTGCATCCTACCAAGAACAGCAAACTTCATCTTAGCCTTACCTTGAGGAGTTTGAGCACCAAAACATGATGCAACTCTCTTATTCCAATAAGCATAAGTAGCAGACTCTGTAGTCATAAAAGGATTAGCTTTGTTGCCACCAGGAATATTCTTTGTAACATTGTCTAAAGGCACTGTAATAACAGTAATCTTATATGGTGCTACAAATCCTAGTCTAACAGCATCATCTAGAGTTAATTGATAGACAAGTCTAATGTTTAGTCTATTAAGTATTTCTACTTTAATAGGGTCATTAGGAGGTGTTGCAGTAAGCAACACAGTTCTTTCTATTTGATTATCTCTAAAGAATTCAGATGCCAGTTCTGTAATATTGTGACCTTCATCAAGTATTACAATAGGATACTCATTACCTCCAATTTTAGAAGCAGAAGCATAACAAAGTCTTTCAGTATGTTTCCATACATTTCTAGCTTCCCATTTTTCAAACTCTTCTTTCCAATTCTCATCTCTAAGCTTTTCAGTAGGCACTAAAAGTGCAGCATGAAAGTCGTGTTCAGGATTAAAATAATACTTAGCTAACTCTACTGCTACTCTTGACTTACCTGAACCTGTAGCCATAGCTATCATTCCTCCATCATTATCTATAACAGCTCGTATAGCTTCATTTTGGACTTTTTCTCTAACTTTATTTACAAATTCTGTAATAGCTAAAGGTTCTGTAATATTCTCTCTTAAAGCTTCTATTTTATCAATGTAAGTAAGAACTGAATTGGGGTTTTGGAAGAGCACCTCTAACTCTCTAAAATACTTTCTCATGTTAAATACTCTTTAGTATACCCTACAGGTATGATAATAAATTTTAATTTTTGTGTAACTCCTTGAGCTTTTAGTGCTATAGCTGTAGCTTTAAAGTAGGGATTATTCTTCTCTTTAATAAAACTTAAAGGAAATAAGAAGTTATTTTCTAATTCTTCTAATATTTCTTTTTTAGTGGCTCCTCCTACTAATACTGCTATAGGTTGAGCTAAAAAGAAAGTAAAAAAGTCTGTGTAATTAATGGGCTTCTGCATAGTTTTTGCCTATATCTATAGAAATACCAAGTGGAACATTAAGATTTAATGCTTTGTTAGTAAGTTTTATAGCTTTGTTAAGTTTATCTTTTACTTGTTGTTCTTCTGTTTTTAAGAAACTAAAGCCAATTTCATCATGATACTGCAAACTAATTTTAATGCCTTGTGCTCTAACATTCTTAATATGAGTGTCAAAGCAATAAACTCCTGTACCTTGATTAAGAGTACTGAATCTATCTTTAGGTTGTCTCAAAGAATACCAAAAGCCACTAACAGGGTTATATAACCACATTTGACCTCTAACTTCTTTAAATACAGCATCATTAGTAATTTGTTTTACAGATTTGTTTCTTTCCCAATAGATTTTATGCAATAATGTGGCTTCTTCTAAAGACATACCAGTTGTTAAAGCTATCTTTGGTGGTCCTGCTCCATAAATACCTGAAAAGTTTACCACTTTAGCCTTAGTTCTAATCTTCTTGTAAGATGTACCTTCTCTGCCTTCTGTTCTCTCATAAAGTTTATGCTCTTCTACTTGTTCAGGAGTCAACATACCTGATAATACAGCAACATCAAGATGTGGATCAAATCCTGGAGTTCTCATTTGAGTAACATAATCAGGGTCATAAAACATCATATAATGCTGTTTAGTAGTATCTTCTAATGAAGACATATCTGAACCACAAAATAGATGATTCTCATCAGATGCTATAATAGCTCCTCTGATTTCCTTACCATAAGGTTTATCTACACTAGGAAGATTTGCTACAGGTTTCTTATGTTTAAATCTAAGAGTATTAGTAAATCCTGCTATTTGAGCTTGCATTTTGCCTTGCTCATTAGAACACTCTAGAAAACCTTTAAGAACACCAATTCTATGTTGAAGCATAAATAATCCTTTTAGATTTTCAAGCACAGGATATGTTTCAGCTAGTACCAATATGTTAGGACAAAGCTTTTTATCTTTATCTTGAATTTGAGGTACAGCTCTTGTAGACTCTTCTTCTTTTACATAGTTAAATACTGTTGGTGTCCATCCCAAACTGAAAAGCCAAGATTTTAATTGACTTGTTGAGGTAGCATTGGGTTCTTCTGTAGATTTGAGAATTTTAATCTCTCCATCAAAGTCTGCTTCTAAATCATTGTCAGATAAGAGTTCTAACCAAGCAATACCTGCTTTAGTCAATTCTCCTTTTACTGTAAACATCTTAGAAGGTTGACTTTTTGAAGTCCATTTCTCTACTTTAGGCATTGCTGCTGATAAATTAGCTTTTCTTTCATCTACAAGAGTATTAAGTTTAGCCAAAGTTTCTTTACAATATTCTCTATTAATACTCAAAGGGTACTCTTCTTGTTCTGCAGCACACTTTAGTTTCCAAGTTAGATATGCCATAAGTCTATGATAATCTTCATCTGCATAAATATCTTTAAGATAAGCTATGAAATTACCAAAGATTATAGAATTGATTACCACATCTGTAGTACATCTGTGTATATAATCTTCTGGTGCTTGGTTTTCCCAATCTATGATAACAGGTTTAGCTATACCTACAGTTTCTCCCCATGACTCTAAGCCATGCTCTTTTCTTTCTGGATACAAGTACCAAGAAAGAGCCAAAGTATCAATTACAGGCCCTGTATGAGTATATCCTGTCAGCTTTTTAATAGCAGGAAAATCATATCTCACTATATTATGACCTACAAGTGTGTCTTGTGTAGCAAGAAAGTTTACTAACTCCCAAGTATTAGTCACAACAGTTTCGCCTAACAGTTGATTACCTTCATAAGTATGTGCTACAAGACAATGAAAAGTAGTAAGAGTATCTAATAAGCCATCTGTTTCTATATCAAAGATTGTATATCTCATAATTAAAAATTAAAAAGGTTCTTGGATTCCATTTCTGTTAAAGCCTTTTCAACTAAAGGTTTAATCATGTAAGTGCTAAGTATAGCTCTAGTTCTTTCTCTTCTCTCATCTACAGTTAATACATATTCATTAGCAAGAGCTTTTTCAACTCTTTCTTGCATAACAAATAGTTTATTAGTAGCTCTTTGTGCTGAATCTCCATTAATTTTTTCTTGATTAGCAAAAACATCTCCTATAAACTTTTCATATTTAACTTTAGAATTTTTAAGAAACTGCTTTATTGAACCATAGACATATTTTTGAGTTTCAAGAAACTCTATTCTTTCTATGATTAATTGTAGCAATACCACAAATTGAAGATTTGAATCATCAATTTTATACTTCAACTCTTCTTCAGTAAGATTTGACATAATCTATTTGATTGATAAAGATATTATTATAGACTTTGTTATTCTTTTCAGAACCTATAAATACAAAACCAATTTCAATCTGATCTCCAGGTCTTAAACCTAACTTTTCAATCCTTGCAATTACTATATCTCTTACTTCAAAGAAAGCTTTTTGTCCATCATCTGTTACAATAGTAACTAAAGCTCTTTTTTTAGGGGTTTTACCCTCTGCCACAATTGTTTCAGGTGTGGTCATTTTTTCAAAATACCCAGTAAATGGGGTTAACTGTTTTCTGTTAGTCATAGCTAAACATTGTATAAAATTAATAAATCACTTGCTCTGGTTACTCCTGTATAGAATAACCTTTGTTTTTCTTTTTCATTTTGGTTGAAATTTATGTCCCTGATATTAAGGACAGTGGTCTTGTAGGTACTACCTTGACTCTTATGAATTGTAAGTGCATGGTTATATTTGAAACTAGCAAAAGTACTTAAAAAGTTATTTCTATCTTCAAAATTTAGTATTTTTTCTTTACAATTTTTATTCATAATTGCAGCATATCTTTTAAAAGCAGGGACTGAAGGATCATCTAGTACTATTATATCTTTATTAATACGATAAACACTAAATTTAACTTGTTCTGTAATGACTTCTTTAGGAGTATCTTTTAATAACAATATCATAGTCTTACTTTCTCTAGATAATTCTTTAACTTTTACCACTTCATTAGTATTGTAATCACCATAAGGTGCATCAAATACAATAGTTTCTTCAAGCTCAATTTTAGCAGGATGATCTCCATAAATCCTGTGCCTTACTAAACGATTAATTTTGTCTACTTCTTTATTAGTCCAAGCAAGATACTTAAACTCATCAGTACCATTAACTCTAGCTAACTCTTCAATTACTTTGGCTAGATTTTGACTATGAAGATAACCCACATCTTGACCTTCAGGCCCACTTAATAAATTAGATTTTTTCTCCCAAATCTTTGAGATATTTCTACTAAGAGTAATGATAGGATTGCCTTCTCCTTGTCTAATAATTTCAGTAAGCTCTACTTCAGGATAATTTTGATGAAATACAGGACTATTTTCTTCATCTACAGGATTTAATTGTTTGTCATCTCCCACAAAGATTACTATTGTACCTTGTTCTCTAGCACATTCATTTATAGTCTTAACCATATCAGAATCTATCATTGAAGCTTCATCAATTACCCAATAATCAATGTGTTTTAATGGTGGCCACTTTGGATTAGGTACAGACATAAACACTCTTTCTCCTGTTCTTTTATCAGTCACACTTCTATAATGTAAAGCACTGTGAATGGTTGTAAATTTAACTTCATCAACAATTACTTTGTTCCTAATTACAGATAATGCTTTATGTGTTGGAGCTGAACACATTATTCTTTTGGCTTTTGTTATTGTAGCTAGTCTCTTCACTAATGTGTGTACTAACCATGTTTTGCCAACTCCTGCTGACCCCTTTAAGAGAATCCTATTCTCTTTTTGTCTAATGAAATATAATATCTCATGAAACTTTTCTGCTTGATGCCCTGTTAATTCACTCATTTATGTTTAGATAAAAAAAAGAGAAAGTAAGGAAATATCCTTACTCTCTCTTTGGTTAATAATTATAGCACATCTTGTGCTACAGAAGTTGGAGTTAACACTCCAGCTAATTCAACTCTCATTTCAGAAGTAGAATAGAAATCTACAGGATCTGCAGTTCTCAAATCTTCATCCTCTTTAGCCTCTCTTTTAAAGAAAGTTGCTTTATACTGAGGTTTACCAGTTTTATCCAAAATCAATTGACCTGCTTGAGGATGTCCTTCTCCATATCTTACTACTTGTTTATCAGCAATAGATTCTTTAGAAGTTAACCCAGCATTGATAGCATATTCTTGGCTATCAGAAATGATTGGATGATTAGCTAAAATTTTGTAAATTGTAGCTTCAGGAAATGTAGCAAGTCTAGCTACCATAGACTCTGCTGTGGCATCTGTAGGTACATCAACCCAAGCAACTCTTCTTTCTTCAGAAGTATATTCACTTTCAGAAAAACCAAATTCAGATGTACTGAATGGATTATCTTTTAAGTTGTTGCTTACAGACTTTGATGGGTAGTAACTTTTAGTAGTTACAGTCTGTTTAATTTCAGCAGTTAGAGTTCCCTCTTTTTGCCATTGAGTTGCGTGTACTCTTGAAACTTCTAAGTTTCCTTTAAGGATTTCTTTTCTTACTCCTTGATTTTCTGTGTTTGCAGTTGCTTGCATAAAAATGTGATTTTGTTTTCTAAATACTTCATAGTAAAGGTAATAACCTATTCCATACTCAGATTAATGATTTGATTTTTGTTTAAGTTTACCTTTGGCAATTTAAAAGTCAGAGAGGTTTTCTTAAAGATCAGGCGAAGCCAACACTTTCTATTACTCTGACCCAAACCTCTGTACTGCACTTGTCTATTACTGGATTACTACAATATTCCGAGCTTTAAAAGCACATATTGTTTGAATACAACAGGATGAGAGCCTTGCTGACAATGTTTGTAGTGGACCTGCTGGGAATCGAACCCAGGTCTTAAATACTTCAATACTAGAAATTTATACAGCTTTCGTGAATTCTTTTTCTGATTTTAATTTAGGGAGTAGTCAAAAACAACCCTAAATACCAATGTATCTTTTATTTCTGCTTTGGTAAGGCAAGAATAGGGTCAACTGTAAACAGAAGACATCCACCACTATAGTTTTTTACCCTAAGCTATAGAAAAAGGGAGTATTAATCTGCTTATTCTTTGGCTAAGCTGCCACAGCTAGTTCTACTTCTACTGAAGAGATAAGAGAAAATACTTTCTCCATATTAGCTTGTACTTGGGTATTCTCTTGTGTGTTTCCATTTAAAATGATTCACCTTAGTTTTATACAGTTATCTCTCTGTGCTGATTTCTAATAAATAACATACCTAATCAATACCATGACAGGCCCAATTAATAAAATTCTTTAGTATGCTTGGAAACTTAATCCACTACACTATATGCCTCTAAAGAATAAAAACTCTTATTAGGATACTTTGTTTACTGCTGAGTATAGTATCAACTCTAATAACTAATAAGAGTAAAAGATAAAGTCTTAACCTTGTTTATACACTACTTTAAGGAAATTATGGAAACCTTATTTCAGTGACCAGGAATGTGGGAATGTGACTAACATATAATTTTGGAGGATTCCTGAAGCTTTTCCTATCCTGATTAAGACTTTAAGAGTTTGTTGGATAAATAAGAGGTAAAGGGACACTTCCATAGAAGATTTACTCCCTTGTACTCTTATCGTTAAATTTAATCCAACCTAAATTTAACTTAATGCTAATCTACATCTAAGAGTTTCTGTATTCTCTTGTAATTTAGCATAATCTTTTGCCATTTGATCTAAGTCTTTTACTCTTAAATCAGACAACTTATAAGCAATAGCTAATAAGATTTCATTTTGTTCATCAGATTTAAAATCTCTTCTTAACAAATAAACAACTTTAGACACATATTCAGCTTGAACTTCAGGTTCAATATCCAAATAGGACTTCTTTGTGGCTTGTAGCCAACTAAAAAACTTCTTCATAATATTTTATTTTTGATTAGATAATTTATTAAGGGCTATTTCTAGCCCATTAATAGTGATTTGATTTTATTCCTTGAGCTTCTATGCTTAAGACTCTTGGACTAAATCCAGCTACATATTTAACTACCATTACTAATCTCTTAGCAAGTATGTTTCTATGAGGATTACTAGAAGCCTCTAATGTAGCAAACTTGATTCTTGTTCTCTTTTGAATCATTTTAGAATTGGATATAAATTAAACTTCCGTTATGTAATACATAAATGTTAGTACTAAAAGAACTTACTGCATTTATGCTACAAATTAGTGAGGGTTTTGAGAGGAGGCTAAGAAACAAAAAAAACAACTGTTTTAAATTGTTAATTAAATTGTTAATAACTTTATTAATTTATATAGTTATTTACTTGATTATTAAAAATAAAACCTATAACTTTGTCTCTCTGAGTTTCTCAGTGCATCAGCATGCACAGGAATAAATTCAGAACCACCTTCAGGTGGCTTTGGATATAATAATGAGTTTCTTTTTTTGGTACTTTTTTTCTTTGTAGGTATAAAAGTAAACCTCTTACTAGTGATAGCAAGAGGTTTTTGTTTTATCTACCATTATGGGTCCATTTACTTGTTTTATGGAAGCAATGGTTACTAGAACAGCTTGAGCATAATAATACTACAATGAAGAGTGCTATTGCAATGATGTAATGTTTAGAATCTCTTATCATAATTAGTCTTCGTAAAATATTACTCTTTTCTCTTGTGAAGTAGTTTGAGTAGCTATAAGCTTGGCTCTGTGAATAGAATTAATAGTTGTAGCAGCTCTAACCATTGCTTTAGCTTTATTTACATCTATTCTTCCTTCTTCAATTTTATCATATAAAGCAAATAATTTATCTGATAATGTGTTGTAATTTGATTTTGGTTTCATGTTATTTATTTATTAAAGGTTTCTATTGAACAATTTAGTTTTTGTGCTAATAATCTTTTAGTTTTAAGTAATATTCTATAATAAACTAATTCTTCTTCAGAAATAGAATCAACAGAAACTTTAAGATTTGAAGCCATGTAAGATTTACTAACAATTTCTTTATTAAAAAGATGATTTATGTCATTAAGTTCCTTACGTCTTTTAGGATTATCTATTACCCATTGTTTTCTTATTCTGTCTCTGGTTTCTGTTTTGCATTTATCACAATGTTGTTGATTTATGTTAGACATTTTTTCATTGCATAAAAGACAATGAGTATAACCAAAAGTTCGTTTAAGAAGACATCTTATAGTTATAGTAGTTTGTTTACCATTTATTATTAAACAAGTTTTATTTAAAACATTTGTTACTTCTTTAAAAGAGGTTATATTAGTTTCTATAATCTTTTCTTTAAATAATCTATAATGCTGAGTAATAACTCCATCACTTCTGATGGAGTATTTGTTATTAGTGCCTTCTATGAATTTAGTTTCTAGTTTTAAGGCCATAATATAGACAGATTAAAAAGTTAATACTAGATAGTCCTGCAAAATAAGGCCAATTAGGGAATATATATTCACTGCCTTCTAATGTGCCTACAAATAGATAAGCACCAAATAATGTAAATGAGACAAAGAACCATGTTTCCCACATAGTTTGTTTAGCATTGTCTTTATCAAATTGAGATTTGTTTGATTTTTTCATTGTCTTGGATTAAATGATTGGTTTATAAAATAAGGCTATTTAAAAGG